AAATTATGGTGAACTCGAAATTGACCCTCATTCCTATTTTGCTGACGGCCCCGTACCTGTCTGCATAAGTAAACCCCGTGCGATCGGCGCCGAAAAACATTTCCGGCAAGAAAGCAACATACTGCACCCCACCAGGGACCGATTGGTGCAGTGATCCAGTAGCCGCCCTCGGACTCGGCTGCAACGTGAATTCTTGGCCCATCAGCCGATTCCTATCCTGATACCGGGCAGGTACGCCTGCACCCGGAATGCGTAGTTGTCGGCATACGCGAACCTGTGCGCCCGCGAGTAGAACGATCCAAGGCGCGTCAGCTTCTTCAGCGGCTTGCTCATGTCTATCGTGCGCGTGGAACTCCACGTAGCGTAGTCATCGTCCGAAGTCGCAACCGTCAGGTTCCCGGTGGTGGCGTCACCGACCACCGTCACTTCGTCCTCGATCTTGCTAAAGGGCGAGCCGAAGTTAGAGCGCGATGTCTGCAGCGTCACCGTGAAATTCGATCCACCGTCCTGATACACCGCAGGCTGCAGCGTGTAGATACGCCCATTGCTTGCGTGCTGCGCGTAGACAACGCCGTACTACGAAGTGACGGACACGATGGGGAACTGGCCACCGCCTGCGGCTTCCCACTCCTTCCACATCCCGCTATCCACGCTGTAGACGAAGGAGCGATTCGCCGCCGCAAGGTTCAGGCAGTAGATCAACTGCCCTGCTACAGTCTCCATCCACGCGGAGGCCGAGGATACGGACGCCCCCTCAGCGTCGAGAAACCTGTTGATGGTCGTGTCCCCGATCTCGGATACCTTGCCCAGCGAGGCGACGAGGTAGACCGAGCGCCCGCCGTTGCCATCGGCTTGGGCCTCAGACACGAAGCAGGCAGTCTCCCCGGCAGAGGCGAGGGTCGCCTTGCTCGCCAGCCCAAAGCCGAGGGTGTTCTGGTCAATGCGCAGCAGGGGCGATCCCGTAGGATTCCCGTTATTGAAGTAGAACTCTGTGCGCGTCTTGGTGAACGCAATGATCTGATCCTTCTGCTGTAGAAGCGCCTCAAGTTCCCCCGCGTGCATATCTACCGACAGGAAAGAAGCCGCAGCCCAGCTAGACGTGGTGTTAACGTCAGTATTCCAAAGCCGATTGGTGGACGCCTGCGCCTGGAACAGATAGCCGTCCATGACTACCATCGAACCCACGTTCTCAATCGGGTACTGCGCGTCGTCCGATTGGTCTATCTGCGAGATGACGTTGGTGGACGTGACCTCGTAGTTGTCCTTGCCATCGCAGATAATCAGCTTCCGCGCCATCGGGTATGGAGTCTCGGCAAACCACACGCGCCCAGCCACCGTCGAAGTGGACACAGCCGCCGTGGATGTCATCTTCGTGGCGTTTAGGTAAATGTCGCCAGCGAACACGCTGTAGATACTCCCCGTCTGCGCCCAGTGGTACACCCCCCGGCCAACCGCCGCGCCGCCCGTAGGCTGCGTGGACGTGGACAGGCCGGGACGCTTCAGGCACTGCACTGGGTAGGAGCCGGGGTCCGGGGACTTGTCGATCTCGAATAGCACGTTGACGAACCGCGCATCCGTGGTCGAAGTCGCCCGCTGACCGGGCTTGGCGACGAAGGGGATGGGTCGGGCGGACATGGCTACCCGGTAAAGATGCTGCTGCGATTGGCCTGCACAGCGCCGATATCCAGCCGACTCACCAGTTCGGGGCTGTTAAGCCCCATGATCGCCGCCTTTGACTCCTTGGCGATCTTCGCAAGCTCTGCCGATACGGGCCTAAACCCCGCTGCCAGATGAATGGCAAAGTTCGATTCGATGAACAATTGATACCCTGGCGGCATCAGAACTTCCGTGGTAATGGACGAGAAATTCTGCAACTGACTCCACGAATTGATGAATAGCGTGAGGTCGCTCGTGGGCGTCGGGTACAGGTGTATGGTCGCAGTAGACGTGGCGCTGTATCCGGTGTCGTAATACAGCCTCTCGGGAACCGTGTAGCCAGCGTCCTTGTCCGTGATCTCGCCATAGGACTGGACGTTGATAATCGTTACCGGAGTATCAAATCCGCTTGAATCGCGCACGAAACACGGGTCAACGATCTTCACCGGGCGAGTCATCACGAACGCCCCGTTGGTGCCTATCGTGTAGGTGGAGGTCGAGGCGGTGAGGGCAAACGAATTCTGCTGGATACTGTAGCAAAGCAGCCGCACAGTATTGCAGTGGTCCATGAAGGTGTTTAGCTCGGCCAAGCACTCAACCTGCTCGTTCGCATCGAGTGTTGCGCCGCGTACTTTCTCGCCAGTCATCCGCAGCGACCGCAAAATCATTGTGCTCACTACGGCCATGACTTACTCCTTATGCGCTCAAACGCTGCCCCGGCTCATTAAGTTGCTGTGCCATAGACTGCGTGAATGCCTGCTTCTTCAGAAACTCGTGGAAATTGCCGTCGAACGCCTTATAGCCCCAGTGCACGATGTTCACGTTCGGGTAGATAAACGCCCGGATTCCCATCTCCCGCAGGCGCTTTGCAAAGCAGTGATCCTCGCCGTAGAACTTGTGGTCGATGGACTCGGCCCCAAAGAATGACGTGTACTTGTGCTCTGGCTCCGTGGGGTCGGTGGTCGGCTCGATGTACCAGAGATCCTTGTAGTGCTCCCTGAACTTCTCCAGTACTCCGCGCTTGATCCGCAGGAAGCCCCCGGCGAGCACCATCGCCTCGATCAGCGTCTCGCCATTGGGCAATTCCCGGCCCTGCATGGAATTGACGCCGTTCTCCTCGTACAGCTTCGGAATGCTCGTCCACGCCTCCCAGTTGTTCTTCACCGGGTAAGCGCCCCCCAGCACGGCATCTGGCAAGAGGCACATATTCACGAACGCCTCTGGATTCCATGACATATCCGAGTCGATGAAAAAGAGGTCTGTTGCGTCCGGGTCGCGCAGGAACATGTCGCACATCGTGTTGCGGGCGCGGTGCACGTAAGAGTCGCCCGACAACTCCATGAAACGGTAGTCGATGCCGAATTGAGTCAGCATGCGCGCGGTCTGCAACAGCGACGTGATGTAGGGGCTGAACCCCTTCAACTCATAGAACGGGGTCGCAATGACCACCTTCATGCGCTTGCGGTAGAAGGGCTTGCGCGCGGCGTGGTAGAGCCACGGCAGTTCTTTCTGCCGCTTCGGGTCGTAGAGCAGCGAGTAATTCTTGTCGTGCACCCGCGTATGGGTCAGAGGCTCCTCGATGATTCGGATGTTCTCCCGCTGCAGGAGCTTCAGGTACATCTGGTAGTCGGAGATGACCTTGTACTGCTTCTCCCATCCGCCCAGGTCTGATACGGCCATCGTGCGGTAGGTGCCTACGCCGAAGTATTGATTGCCATCGTGCAGCGCCGCCAGCCATTCCTCGCGGGAGCGGTTCACCGGCTTTGCGATGCGCCAGAACGGGTGCTCCTGCTCAAGCGGGGTTTTCTGGTCGGCCTTGAAGAAATCGGTCTGCGAGGCGACGAACTCGGTCCACGGGTGCGCCCGGAACTCAGCCATCACCTTTTCGAGATAGGTAGGGTCTATCGTGTCATCGGCTGATAATTGGCAAAAGAAATCGCCCTCTGCCCGGAAAGCCATCTGGTTCATGGCCTCCTGCACGCCACGGTTCTCATCGAACGCCAGCACCTTGATGCGCGGATCGGTGAACTGCTGCACCACGGTCTTGAAGTCGTCCGTGGAGCCATCGTCCAGAATCATGATCTCGTGCACCGGATGCGTCTGCGCTAGAATCGAGGCCACGGCATCGGCAAGGTACTGCGCCTGGTTGTAGCAGGGGATGCCGACCGTCACCTTGCCGCTCACGGCAGGGATGGGCAACGGGTGCTTCTCGCGCACATAGGCTAGTTCTTTAGCCGCCTTGTGGCTATTTTGCACGCGCACCGCATCGGGACTCGCGGGCTTATCAATGCCCACACGATAGGGGATGATCGTCCCCACATATTTCTCGAAGAAGCGGCAGTACAGTTCGTGGTCAGAGAACGCGGTCAGCGTCTCGTCCATGCCGCCCAGTTCGTCCATGACGCGGCGGCGCATCATCATGCCAACCCCGCCAATGGGGACGTTCTC